ATCTCCTGCAAGCCATTGCACCGGGATGTTCTATCGTAATGATTCCCGGCATGACCGAGGGTGCAGCTTGTACAACTCTACTTGCAAAGGATTTGATTGACACAGGTGATCCTCTGATTATTGCCAATTCAGACCAATTTGTAGAATGGAATTCCAATGAGTGTTTGTATGCATTCAACTCGGATTCCATTGACGGCGGTATCGTAACTTTCCATTCGAATCATCCTAAGTGGTCTTATGCCAAGCTGAATGAGCAAGGGTTCGTTTCCGAAGTCGCGGAAAAGAAACCAATCTCAGACCATGCGACTGTCGGTATTTACTTCTGGAAGAAAGGCTCCGATTACGTGAAGTATGCAGAGCAGATGATTGCCAAGAATGTTCGCGTCAACAACGAGTTCTACGTCGCTCCCGTCTTTAACGAAGCCGTTGCAGACGGCAAGAAGATTAGAATCAAGGACGCACAAGCCATGTGGGGTATCGGTACACCAGAAGACCTCAATTATTTCCTCTCACACCATCAGGCATAACATGGACACTATTATCGAAGTAGGTGCAAATTTAGGAAATGATACTATTCGGTATCTGGACGCAAATCATCGGGTATTTGCATTTGAACCTACACCTGAATTAAATCTCCATCTAAAAGAACGATTCAAGAATTACGCTAACTACTATCCGATCCCTGCGGCAGTAGATATTGAGAATGGTTGGACATGGTTTAATATTGCCGGGAGTGCAGATTGGGGATGTTCATCAATGTTCAATTTCGACCCAGACATTCATAGTAAATGGGAAGGTAGAGCGGACTTTAGGGTTACAGACCGTTGCCGTGTTCTCACGATGCGGCTTGACACGTTCATGAACACTTATGGAATTGACACTGTAGAATATCTGTGGGTGGATGCACAGGGAAACGATTTTCGTGTATTGCAAAGTCTAGGCGAACGAGTCAAAGATATCGTAGCAGGACAAGTTGAAGTGGCTTATGAGTGTGACTTGTATACCGGTGTAGATAATTCATATACCAGTGTTGTTGAATGGTTACACGCCCACGGATTTGAAACTAATGTGGTACCTCATTCTCACCGAAAGGAAGCGGACATATACTTTTCACGGAGTCTAAAATAGTGAGTAATCATGATTTGGAACATTACGTCGAATGGCGTAGAACTCGCATTGCAAAATTGGAACAGATTTTCGGCAAGGAATTCTTCAAGGGTAAAACTGTATTGGAATGTGGTGCAGGCAATGGACTCATTGGAAAGTTCTTACGCGAAGAATGGGGTGCTAACGTATCCTTCACCGAAGGTAGACCTGAGTTGGTGGCTACAATCTGCCGCAACAATCCCGGCGCGATTGTACATCAGGTTAACCATGAAATGCCATGGCACATCGGCAGGTTCGATTTTGTGATTCATTGGGGATTGCTTTACCACCTAAATAAGTGGCGTAACGACATTACTTACACCGTCAACAATGTAGCTCCCGGTGGTATCATGGCACTGGAATCTGAAGTCTTAGATTTCGATGACATTAGAGAACTTAAAGAGGGTGAGGGTGTTGATCTGGATGATCAAGCCTTGCATGGTGTAGCTACTCAAATGACACCTCGCGCCGTGGAAGAAGAGTTTCGAAAGTTGAACTTACAATTCAAACGATTTGACGATGCCGACCTAAACGCATCTTTCCATCATTATGATTGGGTTGCAAACAATACCGGTAAATGTAGAAGTGGACAGAGAAGATTTTGGATATGCTATACATAGCTCATAGAGGATTAGTCAACGGACCTTCCAAATGGGAAAATTGTCCGTGGGTGATTGAGGAAGCCATTCAAGTCTGCGGCAACGTCGAAGTGGATTTGTGGGAAGTTGATGGTGAATTCTATCTAGGACACGATAAACCAACATATAGAGTTGATTATATGTGGCTTCGTGATTGTGCTGATTGGCTGTGGATTCATTGCAAGAATATTCGGGCGTTGGAAACTCTGAGCGAGTTTCCTTTTATGTGGCATTTCTTCTGGCATCAAGAAGATACTGTAACTTTGACCTCCAAGGGTTTTGTGTGGGCATATCCCGGCAAGCAACCGATTCGCAACTCTATTGCAGTTTTACCCGAACGATATAATGACGACTTTTCTTCTTGCTTGGGTATCTGCACAGATTACGTATTGAAGTATCGTGGTGATCTATGAAGACGGCTGTATGCATGTCCGGCAAATTGGATGGAATTGGCAATTACTTAAATATTCTAGAACAAGTAATTTTGCCATATAAGGCAGACGTATTTATTGATACGTGGATTCCGTTTGGAAACACCAGTATCCGAACCAACGATAAGAGTAACATCCCACAAGTTATTGAGGAATATGCTGAGAAATATCGACCGAAAATGATGGTCTTGGATAATTTTGACGACATTCCACTCACACATCAGATTCGTAAAGTTCTTCCGAAGAGTGCAATGACCTATGGGAATGTGGTGGAATCCACCTTCACCAACAAAGAAAATGTCATGTTCATGTGGTATAAAATCTGGAAAGTCAATCAGTTGCGTAAGCTATATGAGCAGGCTAATCGAATTCGATACGATTGCATTATCAGACTTAGAATGGACACCAGTTTCAAGGACGGAGAATTTCCTGTAATTGAACCTAAACGTAAGAGCGTGTATATACCCATTGGTGGAGATTACGAGGGTGGTATTTGCGATATGCTCGCGATAGCCGATCCGATAACGATGGACTTGTATTGCGAACTCTACAATGAAATTTATCGCTACGCTACGGCTGGAATCGGAATTCATCCAGAGTCTATGCTACGAAAACACCTTGAAATAAACCGATTGAATATTGAAAGATTCGATTGCACCTTTGCCCTTCGCGGAAATATAGTTCCAAAGATAGGTGAAGCTCTTGTTACTCATACCAAAGAGATGTTGCGTCTTGAAAAGGAAAAGAGAATGCAAGAAGAATTTTTGAGAATACGCAGCCCGACAGAAATACTTAAACCAGAGGATTGATAAATGAACCCCGCAATTGTCTCTTTTTTCATGAACAATATCAACATGAAGACCGTTGGATTACAACGCTCAGTGGTTGAGAAGTTCAATCGTTCCGGTGTGAAGCACTACCAGATTCAGGTGGATATTCCGCACGGTGTTGCAATGGATTACTTTTGGGCATTGAACGGCTCGCCGGTTGAAGCCTTTGATGGTAAGATTAAAGCGACAATGAATCATGACGCAGTGCTATTCTTAGACATTGATGCCATTCCATTGACAGATCGTTCCATTGACACTTATTTGGCTTATGCTTACGAGGGACACCTTGCAGGCAATGCACAAGCCTCTAATCATATTGGCGACGGGCAGCACATGTTTGCCGCGCCGTCAGCCGTCGCTATCTCTAAGGAGACTTATGATAAGATTGGCAGACCTTCCGCCTATGAAAACCCTAATTCAGATGTAGGTGAAGAGTGGACTCGCGCAGCCAGAAACCATGCAATTCCGGTTGACTTAGCGATGCCAGTATGTTACAATGAACCACCAGTTAGATATGATTGGGAACCGAAGGATGCACCGCCATACTGGACTCTTGCTAAAGGATTTCCGAATTATGGATTGGGTACGACTTTTGGCGACTCACTCGGACCTCTCTTCTACCATCAGTTTCAGATTCGCATAGATGGTGTTCAAGAGAAATTTTGGCAGAAGTGCGAATCTTTGTTGACGGAGTAAGTATGAAGAAAGGTTATACACACATTGTCGTGGTACTCGACAGTTCAGGTTCAATGGGAAGTATCATCAACGATACGATTGAAGGTTTCAATCACTTCCTCAAGAGTCAGAAGGAAGCTGAAGGTGAAGCAACGATGACACTCGTTGAATTTGCGCATCCTCAGATTCACAATGCACATTGGGGACGTTCAACTTGGAATCCTCAAGACATGATTGGTGGTGTACTTAACGATGGTAAGAGAAGTGTTGATCCTGAAGTCAACGTCAAGTATGATTTTCAGGATATCAAGAATGTCTCTGAACTGAACAAGAAAAACTACGTGCCTAGCGGCGGTACTCCGTTGCTTGACACGATTGCAGCAACGATGAATCGTACTGGCAAGGCTCTGGCAGCACTTCCCGAAACACTGCGTCCTGAAAAGGTTCTGATGGTTATTATCACTGACGGCGAAGAGAACGCCTCGGTGGTCTACAATCATCAGAAGGTCATGGAAATGATTCAGCACCAGACCATCGTTTACAAGTGGGAATTCATGTACCTCGGTGCCAATCAGGATGCAATTCAAGCCGGTGCAGCATTTGGTATGAGCGCAGCACGTTCCATGTCTTACGGTACATCGAAGGATGCAATCGGCTCGACATATGGTGTATTAGCCTCAAAGACGATGGCATTCCGTAGTGCAGCAAGTGCTGCCGATGCGACTGCATCGCTCAATTTCACAATGGAAGAACGTACAAAGGTACAGGACAAGAAGTAATGGCAAACCGATCTGATTTTTTCAAATCAACTCCGAAAGAACCCAAGCTTCCGCGATACTACAAGAAGATGCTTGCTCTCAATGACGGCACTCCTGAGATTCGCCGGATGTTTATGAAGGCACATCTGAATCATATCGCGTTCAAGCAGAAGCGTGATGACAAGGATGCGGTTGATACGAGTGAGGCAGAGTAATGGAATCCAAACAGGCATATCTCGACGCAGTAGAGAAGATTCTTGATTCGCGTGTGGTGGAGGAAACTCCACCACTGGAAATCTCAACGTCTGATGCACCGCAACTGCCCAAAGGTTTTTCCTTTACCGGCAAGCATGTGGGTAGCGTTCCCATCGTTCGTGACAGTCGCGTAAAGCTAAAGGCTGACAAGCAACTGAAACTATACTCACTCTGTTCCTGCGGCAGCGGCAAGAAAAACAAATGGTGCTGTGCAGGCAAGCAGATGGTCGTTATCAACACAGGTTCGTAACATGTTAGTTGAAAAACGACAGCAAACAACGAAGATGGTTTCGTTCCGTGCAGATGATGAAATGTTCTTCGGCTTAAAAGCATTAGCTCAAATGAGTGGTGTCGATAGCAGCACCCTTGCGAGGCTTGCTGTTGCTACATTTCTGTACAAAGTCAGGAAGCTTGAACAACCTATTACATACGATGATATCGTGAAAGCTTCCCGCGATGAATTGAAAGAGGAAATTTTGAAATGACAGTTAAAGCAGTAAAGTTGATTAGTGGTGAAGAAATCGTTGGTGAAGTGATTCATGAAGAGGGTGGTGTAACTACACTTAAGAACGTCCTCATGATCATGATTCAGAGAGACAAGGAAGGTAATCTGAATATTGGTTTTGTTCCTTTCGCACCCTATCTGGGTAAGGAAGCTACATTCGACTTCTCGACGGATAAGGTCATTTTCGTGAAGGAAGTTGACACGCAGATGGCAAACATGTATAATAGTGTCTTCGGCGGCATCGTAACTCCCCCTAAGACATTGATTCTTGGCTAATGGATTTCTACACAAACGTAAGGCAATACGGCAAGAGCATACTCTATCGCGGCATCGAAAACGGCAAGAAAGTTGCTCGTCGCGTAGAGTATCGCCCTACTCTCTTTATTCCTTCTAAAGTCAAGTCTAAGTACAAGACACTGGATAATCGTTATGTCGAACCAATTCAACCGGGAACCATTAACGATGCGCGTGAGTTCCTACAGCGATATGATGGCGTTGAGACTTTCCCCATCTATGGTAATAATCGGTATGAGTATACTTTCATTGCCGATCAGAATCCCGACGACATACTTTGGGACGCAAAGTACATTACTATTGCGTACCTCGACATAGAAGTATCGTCAGCCAACGGATTCCCCGAACCTAGGGAAGCGACTGAAGAAGTCACTGCAATTACACTCCTGATCGACGGCAAGTTTACCACATTTGGTTGTGGTGACTATACGCCACATCGTCCAGACATTACGTACATCAAGTGTAAGGACGAGATTGACCTGTTGCGTAAGTTCATTGCGCATTGGTCCATGAATTATCCCGATATCGTCACCGGTTGGAACGCCAAGTTCTTCGACCTTACCTATCTAATAAATCGCATGATGCGAATTCTGGAAGAGGGTGAGGCTAATCGGCTGTCACCTTGGAAGAAACTTCGTGCGAAGGAAACGGTCATCAAGGATCGCGAACAGCAATCCTACGAGATTTACGGTATTGCGATTCTCGACTATCAAGACCTGTACAAGAAGTATTCAAAGAATCCGTCGCAGGAATCCTACAAGTTGGGATTCATTGCGTCCGTTGAGTTGGGTGAAACGAAGACTGACATTGACGACTACGACAACCTTCACCATCTTTACACCACCAACTATCAGTTGTATGTTGAGTACAATATCCGCGACACGGAGTTGGTCTGGAAGTTAGAAACTCATGGTAAAGACTGTAACCGGCTAATTGAGCTTGCACTCACCTTGGCTTATGACAACAAGTGTAACTACGAAGATGTGTACCAACAGGTGCGCATGTGGGATGCTATCATTTTCAACCATTTCAAGAAAAAGAATCTTGTCATGCCGTTGATGAAGCAGGGTAAAAAGGATTCGCAGTATGCGGGTGCGTTTGTCAAACCTCCTGTGCCGGGAATGTACGATTGGGTGGTTTCGTTCGACTTGAACTCCCTGTACCCGCACTTGATCATGCAATACAATCTATCGCCTGAGACTCTAATCAAGACGGCTGATTACACGGATGCAATGCGAGCATTACGTCCTAAGTTGAGTGTGGATGCTCTTCTGAACAAAGAGCTAGACCTCGACTTCCTCAAGGGAACCGATGTTACCTGTACATCAAATCAGCAATTCTTCCGTACCGATAAGCGTGGATTCCTTGCGGAAATCATGGACGAAATGTACAAAGGTCGCGTGATTTACAAAAAGAAATCTATCGAAGCTAAGAAGAAACAGGAAGCAGCAAAGGAAGACCCTAATCAATATGCCTACCTTCAAAGAGAAGTTTCCCGTTACAACAACCTACAAATGGCGAAGAAGGTGTCCCTTAACTCCGCGTATGGAGCGATTGGAAATCAATATTTCCGTTTCTACGACATACGTATCGCAGAGGCTATTACGCTCGGTGGTCAGTTATCCTATAAGTGGATTGAGAGTCACATCAACGAATATCTCAACAGACTTGTCGGAACCGAAGGAGTAGACTACGTAATCGCGGGTGACACTGACTCCATGTATCTTCATATGGATGCCGTAGTCAAGAAGTTCATCAAGAATACCGACGACAAGCAAAAGGTCATCGACATTCTAGACAAGATTTGCGAGGATAAGATTCAGCCGTTCATCGACCGGTCTTATCAGGAACTCGCAGACTACACACACGCTTACGAGCAGAAGATGCACATGAAGCGTGAGTCTCTTTGCGACCGTGCAATCTGGAAGGCTAAGAAGAACTACATCCTTAACGTCTGGGACGAGGAAGGTGTAAAGTACAAGGAACCGAAGATCAAGACAGTGGGGTTGGAAACTAACAAGTCCTCAACCCCGGCAATTGTCCGTAAGAAAATGCGCGAGTGCATCAAGATCGTGTTGAACGAAGATAACGATGCTGCGATAGCGTTCATTGAGAAGTTCAAAAAAGATTTCAAGTCGCTGCCGATTGAAGATATTGCATCACCAACTGGCGTGAACGGTATTGCAAAGAACACTGACGATGAACTCATGTACAAGAGCGGTACTTCTATTCATACTAAGGGGGCTATTCTTTACAATCACATCATTAGAGAGAAGAGTCTAACTAAGAAATATTCTCTGATTCAGGACGGTGAAAAGATCAAGTTCATTCTGTTGAAGCAGCCCAATCCTTATCGCAATAACACAATTGCGTTCATCAACAAGTTGCCACCTGAATTGGAATTAGACGAATACATCGACCGGGACGCTCAGTTCAAACGAGTTTTCCTAACTCCAATGGAAAATATTCTAAAGCCTATTGGTTGGGAAGTTGAACAACAATACAATCTAGATTCGTTCTTTACTTGACGGGTAGAGTGTGCTATAATGGAACATGACAGCAATCCTGTGTTTCAGGATGAGAATGGTAAGTGGTGGTTTCACAACGAAACGTGGTCTGACAAGTACGGACCTTACGAAACGAAGGAAGCCGTTGCGAAAGCACTTTACACTTACTGTAAATATGAATTAGGAATGAAAGAAGAGGAATTACCGAACTATGAGCCTACTAGACAAGATTAAGAAGAATTCGAGTATCAAGGAGACTGCAATCCTTTCAAAGTCTAAGTTCTTCGAAGACAAAGACCTGATTCACATTGGCATTCCGGCACTGGACATTGCCAACTCCGGTGACGTTGACGGCGGCTTTGCCCCCGGTCATACCATGTGGGCAGGACCGTCCAAGAATTTCAAGACGGGATTTACGCTTCTGATGGCTAGAGCTTATCAGCAGAAGTATCCTGACGCTGTGATTCTGTTCTACGATTCCGAATTCGGTTCGCCGCAAGCTTATTTCAAGTCTTTCGGTATCGACATGGATCGCGTGGTTCATACTCCTGTCACTGACGTAGAGCAGTTGAAGTTTGATATCATGAAGCAGTTGGAGGGCATTGAACGTGGCGACCGCGTGATGATCGTCATTGATTCCATCGGTAACCTTGCTTCCAAGAAGGAAGTTGAGGATGCACTGGATGGCAAGTCCGTTGTGGATATGACTCGCGCCAAGGGCATCAAGTCCCTGTTTCGCATGGTCACGCCGCATCTGAATCTGAAAGACATTCCGATGGTCACGATCAATCACACGTACAAGACTCTGGAACTCTATTCCAAGGACGTAGTGGGTGGCGGAACAGGATCGTACTATTCTGCGGACAACATCTTCATTCTCGGCAGGCAGCAAGAGAAGAACAAGGACAACGAGATTTGTGGCTACACTTTCGTCATTAACGTAGAGAAGTCTCGGTACGTGCGCGAGAAGTCTAAGATTCCTTTCCTCGTAACCTTCGACGGTGGCATCAACAAGTATGCCGGACTTCTGGACATTGCACAGGAAACCGGGCATGTCGTCAAGGTCAAGATTGGCAACTCCAACGGATTCTCTCGCGTCAACGTGGACACTGGCGAAATCGAAGAAAAGAAGTGGAAGGAACTTGACACTAATTCTTCGGAGTTCTGGGATTCCCTGCTAAAGAGCAAATCTTTCAAGGATGCGGTGCGAGCTAAATACCAGTTCGCGTCCGAATTTAAGGAAAGCAGTGATGAATAAGATCAAGAAAAGTATTGCTGAATTGCAGTTTTGGTGGGCTAAGAAACTCATTAAGGACGGCAGAGACTTCGACATTCAGGTTGACGATGTGGGGAATCTGGTAACGATACTCAGGGGTGACTTTAAAGGCACTCAGTTCCGATACAGTCCACTTACAGTTAGGGAAGATGACGACGCTCTTGTTGACTTTCACACTCATGTAGTGTATTATCCGAAGGGTGTCGATTTATCCAACTACAAATTTGCCAAGTTGACAACCAACATTTTGAGAATCTTACTGGCTGAAGCGGTAAGCGAGCCTGAAGATTACACTAAGGAATTGAACGATGCGAACAGAAACCTTGATACTAGCGAATTTATTGAAGAACGAGACTTTTATGAGGAAAGCCCTCCCGTTCTTAAAAAGCGAGTATCTGAGCGAAAGCCCCGAAAGAAAGCTGTTCGAACAGATAAACCAGTACATTCTGAAGTACAACCAATTACCAAGTCAAAGCGCACTCGCGTTAGGACTCCAAGAACGAAATGACCTGAACGAAAGTGAATACAAGGCGTGTGGCAAGATTCTAACCGAACTTGCTGACAACGATCTTGCGTCCACTGATACAGCATGGCTACTAGATACCACAGAGAAATGGTGTCAGGAAAAGGCTATCTACAATGCAATCATGGACTCAATTCAAATCCTTGACGGCAAGGATACTAAGCACGGCAAAGGAGTTATTCCATCTTTGTTATCTGATGCCCTTGGCGTTAGTTTTGATCCTAATGTGGGTCATGATTATCTCGACATGTCTTCTGATCGCTACGATTTTTATCATCGTATTGAAAAGCGGATACCTTTTGACCTCACTTATTTCAATAGAATAACCAACGGTGGACTCTGCCGCAAGACGCTGAACATCATCCTCGCGGGTACCGGTGTTGGTAAGTCACTTGCCATGTGTCACTTTGCAGCCGCAGCCATGACGCAGCAATTCAATGTGCTGTACATTACGATGGAAATGGCAGAAGAGCGCATCGCAGAACGCATTGACGCAAACCTCCTGAACCTGACCATGGACGATGTTAAGAATCTGTCCAAGGAATTCTATGAACAGAGAATGACGAAGCTGAAGGAAAGGGTCAAGGGTAAGCTAATCATCAAGGAATATCCTACAGCCTCCGCGAATGCTGCGCATTTCCGTGCGCTCCTGCAAGACCTCAAGCTCAAGCGTAACTTCAAGCCAGATATCATCTTCATCGACTATCTGAACATTTGCGCTTCCGCTCGCATCAAGCCGGGAAGCAACATCAACTCGTACACCTATATCAAGGCTATTGCGGAAGAACTGCGCGGACTTGCGGTAGAGTTCGATGTGCCAATTTTCTCTGCAACTCAGACTACCCGAAGCGGCTTTACTTCCTCCGATCCCGGTCTGGAAGATACCTCAGAATCTTTTGGTTTGCCTGCGACGGCTGACCTCATGTTTGCCCTGATTGCAACCGAAGAAATGGATGCTCTTGGGCAGATTATGGTCAAACAGCTTAAGAACCGGTACAATGATCCGACGCTAAATAAGAGGTTCACCGTGGGTATTGACAGAGCCAAAATGCGCCTGTATGATCTAGACCCTGCGGCACAACAAGGTTTGGTGGATTCTGGGCAACCGGCAACTCCAAAGAGCGGCAACAAATTTGGCGGGTTTAAGATGTAATGGCTAACAAAGGACTTCTTTTTGAATGGTCTATCTATTATCTGGTAAAGCAAGCTTTGCCGGGAAAGACCGATCCTTTGTCAAATATGGCAAAGACTCATTACAAGTCTGCCCCCAAAGAAGTCCAAAAAGCGGCAACCAAAGCTATTGACAATGTGCAAGACAAGTATGGTGATATTAAGGATATCTCCAAAATATCTGGTGGTGATGAACCTAAAACAGATTTGATCATCAAGGCAGGACCAAGACCCCTGAAATGTTCGCTCAAGTATGGTGAAGCCATTCAGCTA